GATCGGGAGCGCCAACTGCTCGCCGACCGGTTCCGGGGCCGCGTTCGTACCGGCCGGCTGCAACTGCACGGAGAACAGACCCGAATGCTTACCGCGTAGACGCGACGCCTCGCCGGAATCGACGTACTCGACGACCGCGTCAGGCTGGTAACCGGCGTCGAGCAGCGTCCGCATCGTCTGCGCATCCGACGCACGGATCTCCGCGGCGTCCTTCTCATCCTCACGCAGGAACTCGACGTCCCGGTCGTCGTACCACAGCCGCGACGCCCGCTGCGGCGGCGGGACCAGCATCTCCAGCGACCCGGACGCGTTGCGCCACAATGGGCGCATCGTGATCTGTGCGGTGGCCCGCTTCGCCGCACCGAAGTTTCCGGCGTTCAGCGATGCGCCCTGCATGCCCTCGGACAGGCCCACCACCGCCGGGTGCACGCCAGCCGCGGTGGCAATTCGGGTCTCACCGGCGCCCTGAGTGATCTTGAAGTCGATCTGGCGCATATCCGCGCCGATCACAGACACATCCGCGCCGCCTGCGGTATACAGCGTCTTGTAGGCGTGCTCGACACCCATGTGCTGCTCGTTCATCATTCCGATGAACTCGCGGAACTGCTCCGGGGTCATCTGCTGCGGTAGCGAGACTGCCAGGTTCGGGGTGGCGGCGTTCTCGAAGAACTTCAGCTTGTGCCGGGTCGCCGCCGTGTCCGCCTGAATCTCCCGGACGATCGGGGTCAACCACGACATGCCCCGGTAATTCGCCAGCGGATCCGGGCTCGGCGCGAAATGCGCCACCTCGTTAGCCAGGAACGGCTCCGGATCACTGCCCGCCGCGGTCCGCATATCGCCCTGACCGCTCTTGCCGCCCTCGTAGTAGACGTACCCGATCCGCCGCATGCCGACCCGGCCGCCGTTCGGGCCGATCCGCGGCTCCAGGATGATGTCCGTCCAGTCCGGGCGCAGCCGCACAACCTCATCGTCGATCACAGTGCCGAACCAATTGCCGGCCAGGTCCGCATCCAGGATCATCTGCGCCAGCAGGTCACCGGTCGTACCACCGAGGAACGGGCGCTCCAGCAGCGACAGCGACTCGTCGCCGAACAGTTCACCCGGCCGGCCCTTACGCAGCGACTGGAACTGGAACCGCGCCTCGCTAAACACCTTCGTGCGGACCATCTGGCACGCATAGACCACGCCGCTGGACCTGTAAGCGTGCTGCACGTACTCCAGGAACGTCTCGCCGATCGGCTCGGCCGGCAGGTTCTTATACGTGGTGCGATAGCCCAGCGGGTCCTGCAGGCCGCCGAACTGCATAACCATCTGCAGGTACTCGCTCAACGCGTAGCGCTGAACCTCATCCGACGGCTTAACCAGCGCGTCGAGCAACTTCACGGCGCGCCTCCAGGTATCGGATCACATAAGCGGCCAGTACGGCTTGCAGACCCGCGATGAGCAGGCCCAACGGGAGGGCGACGAGGAACGCGGCGGTTGCAATGGCGAGTGCGCCGGCGACGGCGAGGGTGATACTCAGGGTGGTCATCCCCAGGCCACCATTCCGGCCACACCCGAATCGGCACGTTGGATCGCCCGGTCATGACACATGGCCAATGCGTAAGCTGCGTCGATCTTCCCGCGGCTCTTGGACTTCTGCAGAGTGAACCCGCGCTCGTTGTACCGAGGGATCGCGTTCAGGATCTGAGTGGTGAACTCGACCTGACCGTCGTGGCTGATCTCGGCCCGCTTGACGGCCTCGAGAAGCGACCCGAATGCCGGAGTCATCCGCTCCAACGACTGAGGTATCTCCACCATCGGAAGGCCCTCATCCGCCAGCATCTGCGCCGGCACCTCGAACAGTCGCGGGTCATACGCGATAGCTTCGACGTCGAAAACCTGATCCAAATCCCGCAGATGCTGCATGATCGACGTCAGGTCGATGGACTCATCCGGGGTGGGCAGCCAGATGCGGGCCACCACATGCAAGCGGCCATCCGGTCGGCGCTGGCCGATTACCACAGCGGTCGAATCCCGCTTGATCCCAACATCGACACCCACCCAAGAGCGGGCATCGGGCACCAGCTGATATGGATCGGTCAATGATTCCCAGGACTTGCGGCCGTCGGCGCCCAACCAACCGTCGGTGCCATCGACCCACTGGCCCAGATGAAAGATGCGGAAGTGCGACTCAGGGCTGATCTTGACAGCGGTACGAAGAGCTTCGATGTTCTGGTATCCGGCGCCGAGGGCGTGGTTGGCGATTCGCCAAGCATTCTCGTCGTGCAGGTCGCAACCCTCAGGCGCAGCCTGCTCGGTGTAGCTGAACCCCGGCAGATCGCCGCCGGACTCCAGCCACGCCAGCCGCAGCGCCCACAACGCATTTTCCCGGTCGAACCCCGGCGTGCCGGTGCCGACCACCAGGGACCGTTCCCGCTTGCCGGAGGCCAACAGCATCGCATCCCACGCCTCGAGCGGCTGGAATCCGATCTCGTCCATGATGGCAAGCGACGGGTCGAGCCCCTGTAGACCGTTAACATTGTTGGACATCGGGAACATCTCGCCGCCGGTCTGTTCCACATGGATGCGGTGAGTGCCAATGGCGGTGTAAATGATCGACCGGTCGGCGAGTTCGGGCTCGGCCTTGACCATGGCGACGGCGACACCGTAGATCGATCGGACAGCCTGCTGGGTACGGGTGGCCACAACCGGCACCTGTGGGGCTCCGGTGTCGCCAAGCCCGTCGAAGGTGGCCCACACGCCGAGTCCGGCGAGTTCGGTGCTCTTGCCCTGGCCACGCGGGCAGGACTTGACCGCTGAGGTCACGCCGTCAGCGAGGATTTTCTCGAGCCATTCCTTCTGCGAAGAGGACAGCCGTATCGGCTGGCCGTGGCCGTACCCCTTGGGGGGCCGGCAGTACGTCTCCATGAACCTGATAGCCCGCGCGGCCAAGGAACGGGTGCGCCATTTCGTCCACGGCCCGTCGGTGTAATCCGCCTGGTGACGTCGAGCAGAGCCGCCATGATCCATGGACTGCCTGGAGGCCATCGTGCCCTCCCTTTGCGCCCAAGATCGTTGTATGAAAAAGCGACAGAGGGCCAAGGGTCCGGACAGGTCATGATCGTTACGTGGTTGGGGTACCCCCTGGCCTGCCCACTCAACTCGAGTGCTTACCCTTCGCACCGTTGCATGATCGACAGAGCACAACGAGATCACTCAACTCGTGACCAACAACAGCGAATGCAACAACGTGGTCAGCGGTCAGGTCGGTAGCAGGGTGGGGTGGGCGCTGCCATCCAGGGCACCAGTCCCCATGCTCGGCACGCCATGCCTGCACCACCTGGGCACGGCGCTGGTCCTCGGCGTAGGTGTGGGGTCGGGTTGCCCGCTTGGCCTGGTCCCGATCCCGATCCCTGTCCCGCTGGCAGGCCGGGCACCGGGTTCCCTGCTTACTGCCTGGCCTGCCCCGAACGAGGGCGCCGCAGTCAAGGCACGGCCGGGTTGTCATGCCCGCTCCCGAATGGTGGCCGGGCCCCGAAGGACGGGGCCGGATGTATAGCCCCAGCTTGTCCGGGTATCCCGTTGGTGCCGCCTGGATGGTGTGCGGCCGGAGCGGTGCGGGGCCTGCTTATTGACCTTGCAGTCATGGGGCAGGACCTACCACCCGCACCGCCGTCTAGGGCGGACTGCAACGCAGTCAACCACACAGTACGCGAAAGGCCCGTCATGCTGCAACGACACGCTCAACCTCGGCCAGATCCACCATGATCCTGCGCTCGTCCCCGTGGTTGGCCAGCCGTCCGGCCTTGACCCAGTTCTGCACCGTGCGCGCCGTCACGCCCAGCGACGAGGCCGCCACCTGCACATCCACGTAGCCGATCGCCTCACCCTTACGGGCCAGGATGCGCCTGCCTGCACGCAGCCACTGATGCGGCTCCCACCTGGTCTCACACACCGAGCACTCCATGCGTGCCGGCCGTTCGGGCTGGGCCGGGATGTACGCCCGGATCTCACCTTGGCAGCCGAGCTCGGGGCAGGGCCCGACCGGGAACGTGGTCCGGTTGGCCGGCAGGTCGATCACCCTGGCAGCGAACCGCACGGCACTGACAATCTCGCCGTGGATGTCCTCGGCGGCGGGGTGAAGGGGTATCCAACTGATGCGCTTGAGCAGCCAGCCGGCCATCGCCGGCAGGGTGTCCTCGGGCCACGGGTCGCGGGTGATGTCGACTAGATCCAATACCCATCCGACGAGGACGGCTCGTAGTTCGGATCGTGCTTTCAGCGCACCCGGATGGATGGGTAGTGGTTCTTCCGCGGAGCGTCCGCCGTTGTGTTCGCCGGTTACGGTTTGCCGGGACAGCACCAGCTCGAGCTGCTCGTCCAGCCAGGCCACGTCGCCGAGGTCGCACTCGAGCGCCCACAGGCACCCGTTGCACAGCAGCAGCGTGTCGCGGGTGGGTCGGCCGCAGCCGGTGGCGCAGGTCATCGCGAACCGTCCTTCGACGGACTGACACCGCTCGGCCCTTTCGGCGGCTTCGCTTGCACCAGCTCGGGGAACCCGGCATCATCGCGAACCTGGACCGGCATGCCGATGAGAGTCAACCCGTCGCGGAAGTGCTCCAGTGCCGAGAAATTCAGCGAGTTGGGCATGAGCCAGCGCACTAGGTCGTCGTGCCACTCCTGCGACATGACCCAGATCCAGGGGCCTCGGCCGCGCTTCTCGCTGGCCTTGGCGTAGATCGTCGATATTGCCTCATCCTTGAGTTCGTGATCCGGTGGCTGATAGGCGTTCATCCAGTCGGTCAGGCTGGCGGGCTCGCGTCGGGCCAGTCGCTTGCCCACCATCCAACCGGCGGCCCATAGCGCGAACACCGCCGCGATCCAGAGCCAGATTGTTGCTTCGCTCATGGTGTGTCCTTCCTCGCGGCGTGCAGGGCGGCGCGGGCTGCGGCGGGCTCGTCGTTGGTGCGCAGCGGCCAGCCTTGGAGCAGTGGGCGGATCTTGGCCAGGCCGCGTGCGTTGAT